CAAGAGCCAATAACATTTAGCATCACAGAAGATGATGTTACTAAAGACTATAACCTAGATGACTTATCAGAAGAAGGTCAGACTGTTTATAGAAAACTAAACCTGTTACAAGCGCAGAAGAATGAACTTGTAGCTAACGCAAACTTTGAAGCAGAGAAGAATGATATCTTACAAGCACATTACCTAAATGAGCTTAAAGGTCATCTGCCAGAAGATAAACCTAAGATTGAGGTGCAATAATGTCCTTAGCTAATATTAGACAGAAGGCAAAACTCAAGCCACCTATCATAGTATTGTATGGTCCTGGTGGTATTGGTAAAACATCTTTTGGTGCAACTATGAACAAACCAATCATAGTACAAGCAGAAGATGGTATAGGTAAGATTGAGTGTCCTCACTTTCCTGTAGCTAAAACTTATGTTGAACTACAAGATAACCTAAAGTCATTGATTGAAGAAGATAGCGAATACAAAACTGTCATAGTAGATAGTTTGGATTGGTTAGAAACTTTAATGCAAGACTATGTGTGTGAAAAAAATGGATGGCCAGATATATCTTCACCTGCTTATGGTAAAGGCTATGCCGCTTGCTTAGAGATATGGAAAGAGTATTTAAGTTTATTAAATCAGTTGCGAGACAAAGGCTTTACTGTCTTACAGATTGCACATAATGAAGTAAGAAGATATGAAGATCCATCTAGCGAACCTCATGATCGCCATCAAATAAAGCTCCACAGAAAAGCCGCTGATCTAGTCATAGAACACAGCGACGCGGTATTTTTTGCTAATTACAAGATTGGAACTATCCAAGTAAAAGGCAAAGGCGGTGGTATGACTACTAAACTTAAGCAAGGAGATAGAACTATCTTTACGCAAGAGACACCTGGCTTCCAAGCTAAAAATCGTTTTGGTCTGGATAATGAGATGCCGTTTGAATGGCAGGCTATTAGAGAGCAGATGTTGAGATGAGTGAAGTAGCTGAAGTAAACGAACACTTTTGTGATGATAAGCCACAGTATGAGCAAGGACATTGTAATTACTGTGGTGCAAAAGAAGATGAGTGTTCAGAATATAAATGTTGGATTAAATAAAAAAGGAGAAAGAAATGGATTTAACAAATTTTAATGTAGATGCGTCAAGCGAAGGCAAGACAGCAGTAGAGCCAGGTAGACACGTTCTGCATTGGCAGGGCGAGGAAGAGGCGTTAGTAGAAGGTAGAAATGGCTGGCGCGGGTGCAAGATGTATTTTGAGATTGATGGTACGAGCATCAGACTTAATCATACTTTTACTGTTGGTCACGACAACCCTAAATATGTAGATAGTGGTATCAAGTCAATGATACTCATGGGTCAAGCAATGGGTATACAAGAGCCACCAAAAGATACTTCATCAGCCTTTATGGGTAAGAGTGTATCTGCTGAACTAATTAAAGATGACAATGGTTATCTAAAGATTAACGAGGATTGGGGTAAGACTTGGCAATCTACTAATCAAAAAGCTAAGCCAGTTGTAGAAGATGACAATATCAAAGCTGGTCCTAGTGAAGCAGACTTAGATGCAATGGGTTCAACTGTGGCGAGTGAGGATGACGCACCATTTTAACCCTAAGAATAGGCCAGCACTATGTGCTTATTGCAAGCGCCCTGCTGGCCCTTTTTTAAAAGAAGATGGAGAACACTGGCTTGGAGCGTGCTGTATGGCTCATTTAAAAAAGATTGGAGAGGGAGAAAGACTACCCAACAAAGCACAATTAAATGATTTAGGGATAGAGTATTCCATAGCACAAACCAAAGATTTATATACAAAACTAGCAATAGAAGAAGATCAGAAACCATTACATAAATGGGAAAGGGATAAACGAAAAAAGATCTTTACAAATATAGTTAGGGAATATCTAAACTGGGCAAACGTGCAAGCCGAGTTAGATGACGAGAGAGCTGCAAATGGATTTAACAAAGTACCTGAAAAAGGACGTAGTCTATAACGACTTAGGTTTTAGTACAGGAAAGAGTACACACGAATTAATAAACGAGATGCAAGCACAAGGATTGCTTGTAGACTTTTTAGAAATAACTGGCGAGATAATCAGAGTGCCAGTCAAAGCAATAGCATCAAAACCTGACTCTGGGCGACAGAAGTCTGGATATTATGTAGTCAACCAGGTTGGCGAACATATGTTTTGTACTTATGGTAATTGGAAAACTGGTTTTGAAGGCAAGTGGTCAAGCATAGATACTAACCAACTTAGTATTGTAGATAGACAAGCACTACAAAAACAAATGGAAGAGGCTAGTGCTAAGTCGCGAGCAGAAAGGAAACAGAGACAAGATGAAGTTGCAATTGAGGTAGAAGAACGTCTTAAAATTTGCCACGAAGCAACTGAACATGAATATCTCACGAATAAAAAAGTTAAAAGTTATGGGTTGAAGCAGTTAAATGGTAATTTAATTGTTCCTGTCTATTCTACTACAGGACAGGTTCGTTCTCTACAGACTATCAATAAAAAGGGCGAGAAAAGGTTTAAGTCTGCTTCAGAAATCAAAGGTAATGTATTTTTAATTGGTACTAGCTTACAAGATCTAAACAATATAGAAAAATTAATTTTAGTTGAAGGCTACTCAACTGCCGCTTCAGTATATGAAGCAACCCAAATTCCTGTAGCTTGTGTATTTAGTGCCAACTTCTTGTTGGATGCAGCCTCTAATTTACGCAAGCTGACAGGTGCTAGATTTATTCTTGCACTTGATAATGATGAGAGTGGAGTGGGTGAGAAGAAGGCGCAAGAGTGTTGTGCGAGTGTGCCAAATACAGCAGTACGATTACCGAGTGAGCGCGGAGACTATAACGACTTATATTTAAAACATGGTTTAGATAAAGTAAGAGCTGAACTGATAGAACACAAATTAGGAATCCAGAAGTATGCGATTCGTAACTTAGTAGGTAAACCCGAGCCACAAAAATTTTTAGTAGATGGATTGATACCCATTGGTAAGCCTGGAATTCTAGCCGCAGTTGGTGGTGTGGGTAAGTCGTTAAGTGTCATACAGTTAGCGTTAGCGGTGGCGTGCGGTGGCAGGTGGTGGGGGAAAGATGTAAAAGAACATGGTAATACTGTAATTTTTTGTGCTGAAGATGATTTAATGGAAATACATAGACGTTTAGACTTGCTCGACCCTAACGGCAAGCGATTTAACTCCTCCTATGAAGTCTATGTATTTCCTGTCCCAGAACAAAAAGAACCAATGATACTATTAAGAGAAGAAGGCATAACACCCATAGCGCAGGAGTTAGTAGAGGAGTTACAAGCCATACCAAATTTAAAGTTAGTCTGCTTTGATCCTCTCCAAGCATTTACAACAGGTAATGTTTCTAGCAGTAATGAAGCAGGCCAACTATGGGGTTCTTATTGTGCAAACATAAGTGCCAGACTTGGTTGTTCTACGCTTACTATTCATCATCTTAATAAAGGAGCATTAGCGAATGATAGTGATGATGCTATGAGCCATAGAGCAGAGATTAGAGGCGCATCAAGTATCACAGATTCAGTTAGGTGGGCGATAGCTATGTGGTTGGCGAGCGCGGAGGATTGCGAGAGGATTTGTGAAGAACAGCGCGTGGCGTATGAAAGAATGAGCGTAGTTAAATGCGCTTTAGTTAAATCTAATTCAGGCAATGTTGATTACAGTACCAAAACATTATTTAGAAAGAATGGCGTACTTGAACCATTAGAAGAATTACAAAATCCTATGGCACTTTATGATAATTTTTAACCCTATGTCAAAGACACTTGACCTAGTAAGTTCTACCCATAACTATAGTAGAACAGGGACATAACTATAGTAGAACTTACTCATAACCCTAGTAAGTTCGCCTCATATATCCATACCATTAACATGGTATAGGAGTAGAACCCCTTTAGGGGGTTCGTACTCCAGGAAAGAGAAAACGCACACGCAGGAGAGAGAAGGAGAAAGATGAAAAGATTTGCAGGAATAGACAGAGAGCATTGGTGGATTACAGCGCATGCGCAGGAGCAAGGAGCAGGAACTTTAGTGCCTATCTCTCTCGCGCGCAGGGAGGGAGATTTCTCTCGCGTGCGCTCGGTGGTTTGGGGTTGGTTTAGGCGCGAGTGCGGGAGAGAGGATTTAACAGTAGGCGCTAAGTTAATGTTGTGGTCACTATGCGAGCGGTGGAGATATGAAACTTGGTCCTCGCATGATGCTATTAGTTATTATTGTAAGATGACTGGTGTTAATAGGAAGACCGCAGGCAGAGGTGTTGCGGAGTTGATTGATAAGGAGGTTATTTGGTGCGTGCTAGAGGGAGAGCAGAAAAGATTGAGGCGTTCGCAGGCGAAGGGTAGGAAACATTTTTTGTTGGTTGGATTGATCGATTTGTTGGAGTGATTCGTTTGGTGTGCGGAGTTGCGAGGAATGGGCGCTAGCGTTTCAGGGGGGTTAACTTTGGAGAGTTAAGATACTAACGCCCATTCAAAAATGTTATTGTATCATTTCTTTTTTTCTTTGGTTTCTTTTTTCTTTTCGCGCTTGCCAAAGATCTTATCCCAGTTCTCCGCGAATGTTTTCTTATCTGGTATTGGTCTTGGTCTGCTTCCTTTTCCTGTCATATTAAACCCCCTACATTTTTCTCATATAATGTTGCTTCGGTTATAAATTCTAATATTTCGTCCCTGTCGTCATCCTGGTGCAAGTTATACATAATAGATATATTGGTTATTTCATCTTCAAGCAAGCCTTTGCGGTCTTGCTCTAATACATAGTTTTGTATATCTTCCATTTCTTGCTCGTTGTAGTGATTGCTCATATTTTCCCTCTGAATAAATAAAATAATGCTTTTAGTTTTTCATCTGTTAAATGTCGTAAATGTTTTGGTATGTCCTGTCGCTTCATGTCGTCCTCACTGTGCCATTTGGGGAGACTGTGCCTAGCCTTTCCCCTGTTATTGTTATTAAAAGCCATGAGCCGTCTCTGTCTTGCTTAGACGCGTCTTTATTTGGGTATGTGATTTCGTCCTCGTGTCCTAGCTCTTCTCTTAGGTGTCTTGCGTATGCAAATTCAGCCATGCCGAAAGTTATTGTTTTATATGGTTTCATTATTTCCCCCTTGTTGGTTTGCCATTAAACTTTTTAGTTCTTTAATTTCATCTTTATAATCAACTCCATTGCATAGACATACTTGCTTGAATGTATTTACTTTTGATAGGTATTCTAAATCTAAAAGATAATCTTCTAAGCAATCATCTTGAGATTGATATAAAAGGCTATCTATAATTTCTTTATGTCTATCTTCTATTGCTTGTTTTAATATTGGATTGCTCATTATTTCCCCCTTGTTGGTTTACCATTTGGAAAGGTTAAAGCGGTGCTAAACGCTTGCCAGTCCTTTGGTGTCATTATTTGCTCTACTTTGTGTATTGGCGTGTTATCTTTTAGGCCGTACTTCTTGCGAAGTTGTCCTATGATGCTTTTGTATTTAGATCGTATTTCTTTGCTCATCTACGCCACCTCTAAGGTTCTATTTTCTCTACATATCCATTTAAGATCGGTATTTTTTAGCCATTCATTAACTTGCTTTTTAGTACAAGTATCAATTTTTTTACCATCTTTATATATGTAATATTTAGTCCATTTGTTTTCTTTGCTCATCTATGCCACCTCTTGCTCTTGCACATAATCAAAAACGATTTCCTCGCCTATAATATATACATACATATTCACAATAGCTTCTGGACTTGAAAAGTCTGTGTGGACTTCGCCAAAAAGTGACTGCTCATATTCTTTTATAAAGTCAATAATATTAAAGACTTCATCTCCTAGCCATTGTTTAGCTTGATAAGTTCCTATGATGTAATAATCAGTATTAAAGATTTCATGGTGTAAATCATCCTGGTTATTCTCAATCCATTCTTTATCGTAATTAATAATAGAATCATTAAAGTGTTCTTTTATTTCTTGTTTTTTATAGTTCATTATTTCACCCCCATGAATTGTTTAGCTAAGTCAGACTCACAACCTTTATAAAAAGGTATAGCCTGTATTCTGATATTAGTAGCTTTAAGGTTAGATGCTAAATTATTAGCTAATTTTTCGCATGTTATAGGCTCTCCATCAAACATAGATAACAAAATACTTTCTTGTAAATATTCTGGCTTGTTCTTGTCATCTGGTTTTACACCCCAAATTACATATTCTATATATTGGTTATTCATAATTACTTCTCCAAAGTATGTAAGATTTAATTACCTTACAATACCCATTATCTACATTTACACACAAAATGCAACACTTTATATACATAAATATGTAATTAATTACCTAAAAGGCATAAATAAAAGGTTTATAAGCTATAATTAATCGGAATATGGAAACAAAAACACCTAAAAAAAGAGGGCGTAAACCAATCAATATAGATCCAGATAGAGTGGAGCATTTAGCTTCGCAAGGACTCGGAGTTATGGATATTTGTAGGTCTTTGGGTGTTGGTTGGGATACATTCAACAAATATAGAGAAAAGAAAAACTCGGGAATCTCGGACGCTTTAGACAGAGGAAAGAG